GATGACAGTTTGATCGGGCTCGATGCCGGCGGCCTGGGCCTTGCTCGCAAGTTCCGCGACCTGAGCTTCGGCTTCCTGCATTGCAGGATTGGGAACGGGTCCCGTCTCGAGCAGAATCATGATCTCGGCAAGCTGTTTCCGCGATGAGTCGGCGCCCGGAATCACAAGCTCTTGCACGCCGATCTTGTCCTTCGCGATCAGTTGATTCCGCGGAGCCTGCAAAATGCCCGCGAGAATCGGGTTCGCCTTCGCTTGTTCGAGAAGGTTCTGCCAGATCATGCGTTGCGCGACCCAGGACTCGGGGAAGTTCTCGTCCGAGTCTGGGTAACACAAAAGCTTCGCTTTGAGATCTTCGGGGTCGATCGCGATCTTGAGGTCGGTTCCATCGCCGCCCTTGATCGTGCCGGCCATGATCTCTTTTCGGTGCTCGGCCGCGGCCATCACACCTTGAAGCATGATCTTCGCGTAGCCCGCTTTGATGTTCCGCCACGTCAGGCCGATGCGCCCGAGAGCCTGATCACGCTGCGAAGCGATTCCCTGGGCGGTATCATTCGAGCCTGTGTTTCCGCCAAAAAGGGCCGGAAACGCGCCGCAAAGGAACTGCGCCATCTCACCAAAAAGCTTCTCGATGTAGGTGAGAAGCCCGTCGGCAATCTGAATTTGCGGCTCGACGAAGAAGTTCTCGGCAAGGGCTTTGTCGACCCGCCGCTTCATCTTGAGATAAGTGTTCGGCTTCGACTGAATGTCGCCGAGGGCATTCGCGTCAATCGCTTCGGAATCGACCCACTTGATCGGAATCAAGTGCATGAAGCTCTCGTGAACGAGGTCCATGCAATCGTTGAGCTTTTCCTGTAGCGGAATGAGCGGGGTGCCGAGCGCCGGCCGGTGCATCCCGTCTCCGGGCCGCGCGTGAATCAGGACCCAGTGATCACTAAAAGATTCGTTTCGCGCTTCGCAAACGGTTTGCCCGATCATCACGACAAACAAGCCCTTCGGGAAGTTGTCGTAAAGCCAGTTGCGAAGATCGTCGTTCTGTTCTTCGGCGTAGAACGAAGGACGGACCCAGGTCCGCTGAATCGTGCAGTTGTAGGTCATCGCGTCGTTCGTCATGTTCGACGGGCGCATGCCCATCATGATCGAAGTGCGCGCGAGGCGTTCATAGTCGGACTCGGCGGTCGGCGCCTGGGCCGGCTGAATCTCGTCGGCGACGTCGGGGTACGCGGTTTTCCCGAGGTTGATATCGATCTCTTCGGAAAACTGGACAAACTGCGAGCCGTCGAGGTCGTTTGCCTGAATCGGCGCCTTCACCTCGAGCGTGCCAAGCATGCGAATGACTTCGGAACCTCGGGGGCTGCCCTTTCCGGTTCCGGTTGCCGTGGGGTTCTGATTTCCTGACGCGCCAGCCGCCGCGCCTTCCGGCCCCTCGCCCCCGAGTTCGGGCAAGTATGAAACCTCATCGTGTTCTTCGTCAAGATCGGGTTGCGTGAAGCCAAACCGTTGCGCGTCGAGGACGTGCCGCGTGTATGCAAAACAAAGCCCGTCGGTCCAAAGAAACCGCGCCATGTCCTCTTGGAGCACGATGCAGTTGTTCGATCGCTCGATGAGGAGCATTGCCTTCTGAGCCTGCTCGGCAGCCGTGATTCCCGCGGGGTTTTTGGGTTCTGCCGGCTCGAAGCGAACCGAAGGCGTCCCCGCGGTGAGCGAAGCTGTGATCGTGTCGCCAAAAGCGAGGTACATATTCGTCTCGCCTTGGTGATCGTCGTAACTCTGCCCGCCCATCTGAACCATTTGCGGCAGAACCCATGCGCCGTTACGGCCCGCGAGCAAGTGCTGATTGCCGCGCCAGAAGTAACGCGCTTTCCAGGCGTCTCTAACCTGCAGGCGCCGGCTTGTCAGGTCGCGCTGTGCAACCTTTGACGCAATGCCTTTGACGCAATTCTTTTTCTGTTCGGCAGTGAGGCCGGTATCTTCGCCTTCACCGTCTTCCTCGAGCGAAACCTGATCATTCGTCGCATCAAACGCGCAAAGTTCCCCGGGCTGGAATTCGCGCTCTTCCTGCTCGAGGCCCTCGTCGTTCTCAGTCGTCGACGTCACGATCTCGGTGTCGTTCGGCATTTAGTCTCGGTTCATCCATTCGTGACTTTTGGGTTTCGTTCCCTTTTCGGGAATGTCGTGCCCTTCCTTGCGAAGGTAGGAAAGCTGAATCGCTTTCGCCTGCTTCTTCTTTTTGACGATCGGCCCGCCCGGGCCGGAGTGAAGCGTTCCGGCCTCGAAGTCGGGCATGATGCTACTCGATGGCACGATGCCTCTCGATATAGACCGCCGCACGCTTGAGAGTTTCCGAGTCGTGCATCAAGAGACCGAGAGCGGCATTGCAATTTCTATGGACAAATTCGCGTAGCCGCTTTGTTTTTTCGTCGTGGTCAAGCACGGGAGACATTCCGCTCGTTCCTCGCGAAGTTTTCAAAGTGATCATCGGACGCAAGCAAATTGGGCACAAAGTACCCTCTGCCAGAAGTCTGCGAAGGTCGTACTCTTCCCGGGAAATTCCAAATCGAATGCGAATTGCCCGGGAGCGAACCCGGATTAAGGTTTCAGGCCGGTAAGCCGCGTATCGTTCAGACTCGGAATTGAATTTCTTGTTCCACGCTCGTTGCCCCTTTTTAAAGCTCGTCTGATTGGCTCGTTTGAGCACGGGGTTCACCTCAATCGAGAATTCGAAGTTCGTGATACAGGGTCAGGGCGGCCTCAATGTCGCACAAGAGCATTTGATCGACTTTCTTTCGCAGGGTTTGAAGGTCGCCAATTTTCCTGAGCAAGTGCCGTTCTTTCCGCTCGATCAGACCGTTCAAGTAAGAGCGGCCGGCCTGATGCTTATCGTAAGCGAGTTGCTTCGCAGCGACCTCTTTTCTCGCTTCGTTGAGCCCGTGAGGTGTCAATGGCGACGTCGAGGCAAAGCCTGCCTGCTCGGCCTGGGGCTCGTCGACTCGATTCAGGCGATCGGCCCCTGTGTCTTCCGGTCGCGCTGTTTCATTGATTCGTGTCATTGTCTTTCCCTTTCTTTGCTCCTGATTTCCCCGCTACTTGCGAGAATCCATTTCGGCGCGAAGTTCGGCCTTGCCCTCGAGGTTTCCTTCGGCGCGTGAATCCTTCTTTTCGACCGCGATCAGTTGGTCCATTTTGTTGTTAACTTCTTTGTGATACTCGTTCACGGCATCGCGCGTTTCGATATGCTGCCTTTGCGTTTCCTTACGCTGGAAAAAGGCCAAGACCAATTGCACAATCCCTATGAGCGTGGGGCCGGCGGTCGCGATCATCGCGATCTTTACGGGGTCGGTCAAGATTTGCCTCGCTCGAAGTACCAACAATAGGAATTCGCTTCGACCTTAACGGTGCCATCTTTGTTGCGCCGCGCCTTGAGTTGCGGGTCTTTCATAACGTGTTCGCCGTCGCAATTTCCGCCGTTGTAGTGCTCGCAGTTTGAACACTGGCGAGGCGTCGGAATCTGAGCCGCGGTCACGAAGCCGGTCGAACTTGTTCCCGCCTCTTTCTGCGAGGGCATAGCTACTTATGAAGCAGGTTAACGAGCGGCGCCGCCCCCGTGAGCAGGAAAGCCAGGACGCCCGCAAACAAGAGCAGGCGCCCAATTTCGACGAGCTTCGGTTTCTCGCAGAGAACGTACATGAGCAGACCGACTAGCGCGAACAAAACGGATAAGTAAACGATCATCGGGAACCCCCTTTTTACATGAAGCCGACGTGTGACGTCTTGCCGCCGTGCATTTCCTCTTCTTCGTGCTCGCCCGCGACCATTGCGTCGTCGGGCTCCATTTCGTTGTGTTCGCCGTCGTCGCCCATCGCTTGCATGCCGTGATCGTGGGCCTCGGCGAGCGAACCGTGTTCGGCGTGGTGAACGTGCCCGTCTTCGTGATGCGTTTCGGAGTGATGCGCGCCGCTTTCGCGGTCCTTGGTGACAATGTGAGTGTGAGCTTTGCCGTGTTCGGCGACGATCGACTTCACGTCTTCGCCGCCGCCGCCGTGTTCGCCGTGCTCCATGCCCTTATCGGCCTTGCCGGCGTCGGTTTGTTTCGGCTTTTTGCCGTGAGCTTTGTCGTAGGACTCAACCAGTTGGCGATTGCCGGCGATCTTGCCGTCGTGCGTCTCGAAACCCTTCATGTTAGCCCCCTCACATTTGCTGCGGTTTTGGTTCGATTGGTGCAAGACCTTCGGCCGCGCGTTGCTGCTCGGGACTCATCTTGTCCCACTCGGCTTTGAGCTTCTGGAACGGCGTTCGATAAACTCCCGGCTCGGCCGGCCGGTCCACTTTCGCATTGCGAATGCTCGGCGCTGCAGGGTCCGACCGCTCGACAAACTCGATCGCGGCCTCACGCTTCGTATCGGAATTCATGATCGAAAGCTCGAGCCGCTCACATTTGCCGCGGTAGAAGGCCACATCGGCCCGTAGAAACTCGACTTCGTGCTCGAGGTGCGTGATGAATCGGTCCTCGATCGAAACCGGCCGAACGACAATCGGTTGCGTACCACCTGGAAATTTCGGCTTCGTCATGCTCTTGCCTTTTCTTTCGGCGGCCGCATAAGCGACCGGATGTATTCGATCAGGGCGTTGCCCTCTTCCTCGGTAAGTTCCATGCTGCCGAGTAACCACTTTAATTCCGCTAACAGTCGGTCGACCCGCGACCTCACTGCACGCCCCTTCGCCAAGGCGAACGCCTGGGCGGAACTGGCACTTGAATATCCGTCGCGGCCGGCTTCGAAGTGATTCGCAAGTACTCCATGTATTTTGCCGTGGGGTCCTTGATCGCCTTGATGCGCTCGTCGACCTGAACATCGCGCGGGATTGCGTTTTCGTCCGCGTAACTCATCACGCCGTAGCGGAAGGACTCGCAAACGTCGAGGAAGAGTTCGTTCCCTTCCTTGATCGCGTCCTCGAGCTTTTTCGGGTCGCGCTGCAGTTTCGGGACCGACTCGATCACATCGCGACAGGAATTTACCACGACGACGCCCGAGGTGTCGAACAGCGTCGTCATAAGCTGCCAACCGCCGACGCGATCGTTATTCGCGCGCTCGGGCCGCGGCAGGTTGTATTCCCTGAGCACGTCGCCCATTTTGTCGGCGATCGTGTGTTCTTCGTTCGTTTTATTGAACCGGTCGGGCGAAAGAAAGATGCGCGAAATATGCGGCACGCGCTCTCTTCCCGTCGGGTCGACCGTGAGCGTCGCGATCTTGCGAGCGAGCGCTTCTTCGTTCATCTGTCGCGTCACAAACTCGCGATAGCAAACGATCATCGTCTTCGGCTTGCCTAGTTCGTCGACCGTGCGCCCGAACTCATCGGCGACGACGGCGCGACACCACCAAAGAACGCAAGTCGCGTGAGCATAGCCCCAATCGATCGATATCCAATGGTCTTGCCAGTCCTGAAACCCAATCGCGCCGAG